TCCTGTACGACTTGAACCACCCGAGTATTCTGCGTCCAGCTCAGAGTAAACACCTGCGTTCCATTCACTACCATCAAGCCGGGTTTGACGATGGCTCCAGAAATCACAGGTACAGGAATGAACTTGAACTTGCCGCCGGGGGCTACCGCTGCAATTGGAGCATTAACCAGGGCTGTCGTAACAGGAGATCCGCCGACCAGCTTGATGTAGTAAAACGTCGTCCCCGACACTACGATCAAAACTATATCCGCTACTGGTGTAGTCACAACATAGGGTCGATGCTGAGGCGGAGGTCCAATTACCGTCGTACTTGTGAATCCACTGATGTTCCACAAGTAGATTCCTCGGCCTTCTCCGCTATTCGCTCCACCATCAAGGAGAGTGTACAATGGGGCCGAGAGCCCCGGACGCTTCTCTACGAACAGCTCTCCCGACGCATGAAGCTTCTCGATAAACGCGTTGACTATCTTCGCGTCTATGTTAGGACTTTCCGCTCGGTTCTCCGGCAGCAACGCAAGCGGAAGCCTCTTCGTCGAGGCCATGTTGTCTTGCGGGGCTTGCTCCTCGTCGGCCACTAGGAGAACCGTCCCTGGTTAGTGAACATCCGCGAGTCCGGAGCGAATGTAGTCGAAGCATCCTCTACATCCCAGCTTTCCAGCATCGCCAGATAGAGTGCCGCCTTCATCATACATCGTTGCATGATGGCTTGGGGCTGCCCAGTGCAGATGTCATCCGCAAGGCCCCAACGGAGGGCGATGAACCACTCCTGAGGAAAGTTCATTGCGTCGGTCAGGCTAACCAGGTTCGTCACCTGTTCCTGCATCAACAGGATAACATGTCCCGTAGCGGCTTGCGTGTCCGGCGTGAGCCATAAGTTGACGAGGATCTGAATCTGCTGCTTGTCCACGAAGAAGCTATTGATCGGTCCCTGCGACACCGTGGTTGAGAGCCGCATCCACTCTTCCCGCGAGATCATCATAAGTGGTCGGCGGTTGCCATCACTGTCCATGTAGTACGCACTCGACAGTATTCGCATGGGCTTGAACTGAAGCGTGGGCAGCACACCCCCCGGTCCAAGTGCATACTGATTGATCCCTGCCGTAAGAGGCAGGCTCAATTCCTTCTGCAGCCACAGCTTCAGTCCCTGCGTCTGCCAGAGGTTGATCAGATCATTCAGCCTCTGAAGGTAGTTCGCAAATTGCTCCGGGTCGGGATCATCCCCTTCCTGGAGCAACCCGGCGTCCTGCATCGCCATCCGGATTATCCGATCTGGCGAGTTGAACGTAGCTGGCGTAGTCATAGCTACCTCTTATATATCTTAACCATCTCTAAGAGGATGGTGAAGTTCTGAGGAGCTGTGCCTGTGTTACTCTTGTTGAAGCCAGTCGTATAGATATGGATGTCACCGCCGTAACCGACTTGCTTGATCGGCGGCTGAAGACCTCCCACTACGTCGAAGGTCTCCCTCCCTCTTCCTGCCAGCGCCATGATGAGGATGTCGTTTGGACTCGCTGCCCAATGCACCGAGACCTCTATCCCATCCCCGATTGAGTGCCAGATGTGGTCGATTCGGAAGCCAACGAGAGTCCCTAGGAGAACATCATTGTTAGTGAAATCTCCTAAGGCTATCGCCGGCTCAATCGACGCATCCGAGGTATCAAGGATGCCGGTGACTTTCGCTATCGCGTTCCGCCAGCCATCCTCGATAATCTGAGTTGCGTACTGATTCGCCATGAAGTTCTCCTATTGTCCACCGACTCTCTCGGCGTACCCTAGCTCGAACTCCCAGGACATGGCGGCTCCGTTCGCGGCGGCGAAGAACCCGAGCTTCATCGCGTAGCCAGGTGGAATCGCCAGTGGAGCCATGGAGTAGGTAGACCGGTTTCGAGCGGGTGTAGCGGAGGAGGAGAAGAGGTTGGTCGGCGAACTAACTCCGCCGAAGGTAAACAACCACTCGTCCGATGCTACCGGGATCAACGAGGTTAACCGCCGATACCCTGCCAGATACCCACCCGAACTCGTCGCCGTCGCTACGAGATCCCCAAACCAGATCTTCGCTCGGGTCTGCGTAGATACACCTGGATTGAGCGCAGTGGGCGTGATGGCAAAGCCGGTGGACAAACTGCTGAAGCAGTTCGACCCGTTCGGCTCCATCCAAATCCCCACGTTGCACGTTGTCGCTGATGTCGGAACCTGCCCGAGAAGTGTCCACAAGTACTGCGGGTAGATCGTCTTCGCGTTAGCGTCGGCGGTCGGCCACGGATTGTAGATAATCATCGTTGGCTGGATCTGCGCCGAGTTCGCTCCCGTGTTCGTCGCGTCTCGGATGCTCGTTACAGTCGCAACAACCGTTCCTACGGTTGGATTACGTGCCTGGAAATACGACCCCTCATCCGCAAGGGCGGTGGCCGTATTCCAGACATTCGCAGCTTTCTGAGAAGCCGCCGTTGCAAAGGCTATGTTAGGCATGTTGGTTCTCCCTTACAGCCCTGGCTGCCGTTCTACATACCCGCACTCGAATTCGAAGGCAGGCGTTCCAGTATTGCCTGTCCCAAACATTCCGAGCTTGAGTGCAAACCCCGGCGGAATAACTACCGGAGGCAACGGGAAGTTAACTCGCTTCACCACCGTTCCTGCAGACAGCACGTTCGTCGGCATGGAGACATCTCCAAAGGTCAACATGTACTCATCAAGGACCACCGGGATAACCGAGTCGATCTTCCTCCGCATGATGAGCTGACCTCCCGCAGTCGTGGGGTTGGCCGTGATAGCGCCGAAGTAGAACTGTGCCCGAGAGGCAGATCCGATTCCTGGGTTCGCTGCTACCGGCACAATCTTCGACCCACCCGAGGAGTATGTGTTCGACCCTACCGGATCGAGCCACATGCACATGTCGAAGACGTTTCCCGTCGCAGGAATCGTGGTCAGAAGGAACCACCAATACTGCAAGTAGATCGCCTTCGCTGCGGGGTCGTTAACTGCCCAGGGATTGTAGATAACCGACACCGGCCTGGTTTGCGCCGAGGTCGCTCCTGCGTTTGCTGCATCCACAATCGCTGCAGTAATTGCAATCGGCGTAAGTGGAGTTGGGTTGGTCGCAATGAAGTAAGCCCCTTCATCCGCAAGGGCGTGAGAAGTGTTCCAGATGTTCTGGATCTTCTGTGCGCCTGCTGTTGGGAATAGTACGTTAGCCATTTTGAGGAACTCCTATTAAGCCGTGGCCGGGAGGACAAGACCAGACTTGTCAGCCACGCCGGTGTTGTTCAGCAGGTTGTTGGTGAAGGCCAACTTGGTACCCGTTGCTACGATGACAGGAGTAGCCGTAAGGCTCCACACATAGTTGTCATACATATGGCCGGTACAGGCGGTGCTCGAACTCGTCATTAAGAGGCCACCGGTTGCCGAAGTATTCGGTCGGTGGATGACGTTTCCACCTACGTCCAAATTGGTCAGGGCCAAGGCGCCTCCTGTAATGAGCGAGGCCGTGTCGTTGACAGCTGCCTGAACGATGAAGTTGTTCTTAACTACCCATCGATCTGCCGCTGCAGTTGGCTTAAGAACAGTCGTGGCGGCGGTAGTACCGAGGCTCGAGACCCGGTTGTTAGCGAATCTGAAACCGTCCGTCATGTTGGCAGTTGCACTACCCGTGAACACTGTCACCAGATTGAGCACGGAAGTCCGATCCCGGAACTCGCAACCTTCGAGGTTGAAATCCTGCGGACCCGCCGTGATGGTGGTGGAGGTAACGGAGGTGTAGTGGTAGGTATCTACCAGATACGTTCCCGTTCCGCCGGTCGTGCCAGTCAGCTGAGCCAGAACCATCGTCCCTGGAATCACGAGTGTCCCGACAAGTGTAGCTCCAGGGTACAGCGTCCCCGTCACCGCCCCTGTCGTAAGGGTCGTCCCTACGATAGTTGAGGTTGCACAACTCGCGCTCTGCGCGGTGAAGCACGAGGCAACCGCCGCAAACCCACCAAAGAACACCACGTTCTGAATCGACACACCTGCCGACCGAACAGGGATATTCGCCCCTGCGGCTGTGGTGAAGTGGATCTCAGGTCGGTTCGCCCCGGCACCTAGGCCGATGATCGCCACTCCGCCCGTGTTGAGGGCGAGGGTGCTCTGGGCGGAAACAGTGATCGTTCCGGAGGGATCGTAGACAGGCTGGGTCGTCCCTGCTCCTATCACCGTCTCGATATGACCCGGCTTAACGAAGATGATATCTCCGTTTCCGTGGGAGCAGCGAGTCAGCGCTTGCTGAATCGTAGCGAGAGGACGAGTGAAGGTGCCAGGGTTATTATCCGAGCCACCGACAGATCGCAAGGGATTTGGTCCAGTCCCACCGCTCACGCCTGGGCTGTTATCAACCCAAAAGGCATTTCCCGGCTGGGCCTGGATGAGAGGGACTCCCCGGACACTTAGGCCCGAAGCGAATCCATATGGAAAGTTTGTCATCGGCATCTTAGTCTACTCCGTAAAAGGGCCGCTCACAACGGCGATTCAGTGATCAGTAAATGTACGTACAGAACCATTCCGATTCTGTACGTACATATCTTTACTCAGGGACCATTCGAACCAAAGATCGCCCTCGGATCAGTGTTGCCAACCGAGAACCGCATGTAGGTCGCTGCCTTCGCATTCTTCGTGTCGAAGTCATTGTCCTGATCGAACGCTGGCCGATCGCGCCAGAACATCTGCATCCCATTCAAGCAGTTCGTCCTCACGAACCACGCATGGGCAGAAGTGAAGTAATGATTCAACTTGATCCCGCCTGGGAAGGCATTCGTCGCCTTCAGCACGTTGATGTTATTCGAAGCTGAATCCGCCTGCAACACACTCTTCAGAATCCGGTTCGCGTTGAACCACTCCTGACGAGAGATATGAAGACTCGACGGCATGATGCTCACGAGGAGCCCTCTGTCCGTCTGAATCCCCATGATCTGAACACAGATGTCTTCGAGCGAGGCCTCGGAAAGATCCGCTCCAGGACTCAGCACGTTGGAGTAGGTCCCTCCCGTCGTGTTGACATGGGCCGTCGAGCAAAGGCTCTGTCCATCCGCATTGGTGTAGAGCGCCCCTGTGAAGGCATCGTTGTACACCGCCGAGCAGATATTCTCAATCGTTTGCTGGATTGAGAACGCATTAGCTTGCGCCCTTCGCATCGCGATAACCTCGTACAGATTATCCCTCAGCTCTTCATAGGTGACCTTGTAGCCCAACGCATACGCAATGTGCGAATACCGCTGAACCGGTCCCTGGATTTCCGAGTCGTAGGAGATGCTCGCTCCTTCCGCCTTCATCGGAGCCAGACCAAACCCAGTGATCTGCACGTCCTCTTCATACGCCTGCCCAGAGTCAAGCTGATCGAATAGATCAGTATACTCCTTCGCATGTTCGGCGTACACCTGACCCCAGAAGGCATGTACCCCAGGCCATAAGGCTTTAGGGTGACTGCCAGTATTGATAACTCCGCCTGCCATTTAAGTTCTCCTTAGGCTGAAACAACGCCGACAGTGCCGACAACGGTGCCGAACTGGTGCATGTTGATTTTGCACAACCACTTTGCGTAGGCACCATAGGTGTTCAACGCGCCGTTGTCGTACTTCTGTGACAGACCTAAGAGTCTGACATTAAGGCCGGCAGTAGCTACCGGGACCGTTCCTCTATCGAGGACTGTGCCTGACCAGCCAAGGCCGGTTACCGCCGGAGCATGGATGACAGCGTTGGCATTGGCGCTGGTCATGGTTGAGTTGAAGGCTGCGCCTGTTCCGTAGGTCGGTGCGCCTTCCTGCACTTCAAACACGATCATCGGGTCGTCCGCTACGAGCAGGAAATAGTCCTGTGTCTTCGTCGCGGGGGCGTAGGTCAGAGTGAGGTTCGTCGGATCAACGTAAGGTCCGTTGTACTGCGTACCCACGCCGAGCACAATCCCTGCCCAAACCGCACCGGCCGCGCCAATCTGAACGGACGGAAGTCCGTGTACAGTATCCGCGTTAGCCAGGGTGGTGTTAATAGTCACTGGATCGCCGACGTAGATAGCGCTCGCATCATTGCGACTTAAGAAATATACGTTCCCTCGACCGTCCCAATCAGCTCCGTTAAGGTACTTAACCGGGGTAAAGCCAGAGGGTTTGTTGGTGTTAGCCACTTTGCAAACTCCTGTTCAAGTTGAAAATCATTTGTTGCCTTTCCTTGTTGGCCGATTAAACAGGGCTGTCTTGACATACCTAGTCCCCTGGTCCTCGGGTCGTACCTTCTCTGATCCTGGTATCTCTTCATTCTGGAAAATCGCAGACATGACTGAAGCGTTGCGACTCTCTAAAACCTTTTGATCCTCCCGCCACCACTCTTCCTTAATCTTCATAAGGACGAGGTATTCCGCCTTGCCCTCAGCACCAATCCCTCCAAGGATTCGGATGCGGGAACCAAGGTCGGCATTGCCGGAGATCGTTGTGTCGGTGCCGACTCCTCGCTGGTGGATCGGGACATCCTGCGAGTCGACGAATTCATATCCTCCCTGCGTAGCCCTCGGCACGTTCGACTCGAGGAACCAGTGGAGGTGATAGCCGGGGATTTCCGGCGCCTCAAGGCGGCGCTGCGGGATGGACAGGGAGATGCGCTTCCGAGCACCTGGTTCTTTCGCAATCTCTGCGGCAGTTTTAGAGGCGGGGCTGTTCATGCTGATTCTCCCTCGAAGTACTTGGCGGTGTATTGCTTTCTCCAGTCGGCGGCGGTTGCATACGCCCGACCTGGTCCGACGAGCCGAACGCCAAGCTTGTCGCACGCGGCCTTAGCGTCGGGGGGAAGTTCGCTGAACGTCTTCGATCCGCCGGAAGATCCACCACTACTTCGACCTCCTCCTTCAACCTTACCAGCTCCATTCGACTTCATCCCTCCGAGGGTCTTTTCAACTTCCTCGGTAACCTTGTCGAGGAACGCTCGACCAGTAAGATCCTTCGTCTCGGGATCCGCCTTAAGCTCATTCCCGATGGCAATAGCGATGGAGGACTTTCTCTTATCCACTCCAAACCACTCGTTATCCTTCTTCCACTCGACAAAAGCGGGGTCCTCAGAAGGTGCTGCAGTGGGCTTCGGCGGTGGTGTTTCCGCCGCCTTGATCGCGGCTTGGTGCTCCTTAAGCTGGTCCGCAATCTCAAGCTCCTTATCAACGTCGCCCTCGGATCGCGCTTCCTTAAGTGCATCCTTAAGCTTCCCCGTTTCCTCCTTCGCCACCTTCAACGTCGCCTTCGTGTTGAACTCTTTCAGCGCCTCAATCGACTCCGCTGCCGCACCAAGAAGCTTCTTCGTCTCCCCGAGTTCCCCTCGGAGGTTCGACACTTCATCGTGAAGCTTGCGGTTGTTCGCCTTAAGAATCGGCATCAACTCCTCGCCTCGCTTGACGAAGGATTCCGCGTCGATCCACTTATCCGGATCGCCCCGGAATTCCTCCTTAGGTGACCAACCTAAGTCTCGTGCTTTGGTCTCTGCATCGTCGCTCATACTTCCTCCAGTCGACAGTAGATATCCCTATCATTGACTATCCGGTAGGGCTTGCTGTCTTTAATTCCTATCGCCATAACTCCTGCGAACTTCGAAATGAGAACCTTGTCGCCGGCGGTTGCCCGAGGACTTGATTCATCTTCCCAAGCCGCAGGCCCAACTTCGATAACAATGGCTCTCGTCTCCACCATCGAAGTTCTTTCCTTCACCGCAGCGGGCAGTTCGATCATCGACTTCTTCACCTCAGGTTCATAAGGCTCAACAAGTACCGCTCGACCAAGGGGTTTAAGGCCTGACTTATTCATTCGAGGTCCCCTCAACAAGTTGCTCGAGATCCAGCTCGAGAAGCCTGTTCAGAAGTTCCACCTGTCCAAGGGCCTTCTCATTACCCTCCACCCGGAACATTCCCTCCGCCCATTGCGCCTTCAGCGCCTCCACCCATGCCCGAAGGAGCTGGTAATGCAGGCGTGTTACCGGGTCGGCCTTCCATCCCAGGAACGCCTCCTCCGTCAGACTTTCCTTTTCCATCTTTCTCTCCACTCATTTGCTGTGCCTGTAGTCCTAGCGTCTCGGCGTGAGTCTTCATCGAGGCGATAACTGTGTCGAAAGCTTTGATACGAGTAGCGGCTTGGTCGTCCTGAATCCCCGCCATGAGGCTGATTGCCTGGGCCTCGAGTAGCGCGATCTCCGCCAGTACCTTACGGCGGTTCGACTGCAATGTG